ATCAACCAACCCTCTGGGTCATCGACAGCATCGTACTCATCAGTGTCATCATGGGTATCCATGTGCCTGACCTGCATTTTAAATGCGTAAAGAGGATTAGTTGAGCTTACACCATCAGTAGCATTAAGGTCAATGGCTACACCGTCATCATCCTTAAGCTCAAGGTTCATCTTGAACGTGTCGTTTCTCTTGCACGTTATGTCCAGTCTCTGGGACCTATCTAAGTTTAGCTTATTCGCCATTTTATAACATCTGTGTTGTATCCCCTATCTCTTCTGGTAATTCACCTCTCTCGCCTTGGCGCTGAGAGATAAGCTTGCTTTGCTCTGCCGATTCTTTCTTAATTCTCTTGTCCTTTCTATCTTCCTTCAATACTTCAAGCTTCTCCTTAAAGTTCTTGTCGTCTTCCTTAAAGCCAAGCGTCGCTTGTGCTTTTATCATCTCAATCTCTTTTCTAAACTCGTGCTTAACGGTTTCGAGCTGAGCCTCAAGCTGATTCTTAAGCTGCATCTCCTGAGCGTTGATTTGAGCCTGCATTTGCATCTCCTGCTGCTTGAGCTGAGCTGTGGCCATAGCGGACTGCTGCTGGATCTGAGCCTGGCGCTGAGAGTTCTCCATCGCAATCTTCTGATTTGATGCAATACGCTTCTTTCTTCTGACAACTAAGAGTCTTTCAGCTTGGTTTATATCCTTGAGTTGGCGGATAGCAATGGCATCTTCGAGGTCGATCTCCTTTTGGCTGAGAGCGATTTGAATGTTTTGCTCTAAATACTGTCTCTCGGCCTCTTCCATCTCCTTCACTACGCGAACACCAAAGTTGTACATGGCGAGGTTTGCAAATGAGCTAAGCACGTTCATGTTCTCCTTGCCTACAGCGTTCTCGTACATCTTATACAGGACAGAGTTAGGATGGATAATCTGAAGACACTTAACTACGTCGCTGCAAACCTTCTTGTACAGAACCATAGACGAGTTCGTTATGTCGTATATAGCATTGTTTGCAGCAGCCAAAGCCTGCTGTCTAACCCCGACCAGAGCGTCAGATTTAGGCGTAGAAGCGTCCATAACCTCATTGATTCCCGTCGCGTCACGGATCATGCGGAGGTAATGGTTATACAAACCGATAAGCTCGTTGATGTTTCGAATGCTGTTACCGATCTCTCTGATTGGTGGGTTCTGGAATCCACCTTCTGGGTTCTTGCTTCTGTAGTAGAAGACACCCGTCTGCTCGTAGATATCGTGGAGCTCAAGCGGCTGTAGCTCGCCGCCCTTTCCAAGCTGTACGTTCTCTAGCCCTTCGATGTCGATGATGATGCCATCAGGCTTGGCCTTAGCTACCGCTTGCTGGATTTTCAGGTGAGTCAGCTGAAGCTGGTCAGCAAACCCGATGCAGCTATCTACCATGGACTTAGGCATCATATCCAGGATATTGGTAGAGCAAACAGAGTAAGAAAGGTTAGTGCGAGAAATGTCGTGCATGTTTCTCGGCATGTTGTGCTTCTTGCCGTAGTTGATCAGGAAGTCACTTCCAATAACCAACATACCTCCGTACACGTTTGCATTCTCAAGCTTCACCATGTCCCTGTTAAACACAGAGTTGGAAGGAGCCTTGTAGTTTTCGCCTTTTGCGTAAAACCCTATGTTTCCGAATCTGCTTTCTTTAGATTCGAAGTACTCGCAGTCAACAGATATAAACTCGAAGTCGAGGACCTCCACCATAAACTCATCATAGCCATAGCTGGTGTTGTTGGTGTAGGTGTCATATGAGGTGCGGTTGAACTTAGCGTTATCGTAACCGTACTTCTTTTGAGAGTGCCTTGCGATCTTCTCGAAGCCTTTCTCGTCAATCTGATCCCCAGCTATACGCTTAAGCTCATGGATTGGCATCTTCTTTACCTCACCAGCGTAAACCAGATCGCCAAAGTTGGGGTCCTCTGTGTAGCTATGGATAAAGCATGCTGGATCAACATAGTCGGTTTTGATTCCGTAGCTAGGGTCGTTGCTTCGCTTTACCACAGCCATACCAAGGACCGCCATATCATTTACGCAGCGACGATAAGTAGTGTCAGTAAAGTCGTTCCACTCCAGTGTCAGATCGGTAGCTATCTGGGCGGCAATCTCAGAAGAAGACTTTATGTTATTTCCGATAAATATTTCGGCTTCCTCTAAGGTTTCAGGAATGTCATCGGCTTTCATGCCTGGAGGGCTAACCCCTGTTTCTTTTTCGATGACCTGAAGCTGCTTCTTAGCTTCGATCATCATTTCCAGCTTTCTCTTCTCCTGGTCTTTCTCTGATGAAGACAGGGGATCGATAGCTTCGAGGTTTGGATACGGCTTAAGAGACAGTATTTTATTTACTACAATTCGAACAAACTTCGGGAGAATTGGGACTGGAGTGAAATCCAGATTCAACATACTTCCGTCACCGTTATTCGGGTCAAGAGTATTTAGAAGCTGTCTGTAAATCTGAGTGTCCTGGGTTCCGTTTGCGTACTGGCGATTCCTCTTGAACACCTTGAGTCTCTTACTGTAAACGGAGTTCTCCTGATCTAACTTACCCCACTGGCTGTATATGGCTTTCGCATACTCCAGGCCATACTCCTTGCTTTGCTTCTTTTCTGAAGAAGAAAGCGGGTCGGGAAAGCCAGAAGTAGATTTACTCCTTTCGTTGTGCATTTACTGTAAAATTGCGAGATTACTCTTGCAAATATAGTAAATCTAAGAGTGCCAGGCTTTTGGCTTAAATGTGCGGAAAAACTGCTTGTCATTAAAGGTGGAGCGAACCTTTTCTTTTTTCTTCTTTTGCGCCGCAAGCAAAGCCAATCCAGAGCTAATGGTCAAGTCAAATTTAGTTCTCTTGTCTATCTTGTACCCAATCCAGTCCTCTAGAGTTCTGTTGAACATCATCTTTCCCATCTCTCCGCTTTCTATATTTACTCCGACGTGATCGTGTATGTAAGCTTCGATAGCTTGAGCGTGAGACTGAATCACATCCTGAGAGTTAGAGGGTATACCCTTGGTTCTTACATTGGAAGACGAGTTGGGATTCTTTAGAAAGTCTGGGCGGTCCATTAAGTAACCGTCGTAACCCCTTGATTCAAAGTACCTTGCGATTCCGTACTTGTTGTTTTCTATAAGTAAAGGATACCCATAGAAAAAAGCGCACATCAAGACATCTTCATAAAAGATGCTAGCTAGGTCTGGACGGGATGCATACTCCACAACGAACATGTTGGGAGGTACGTCCATATTGAACTTGTTGTACATGTGCAGCGCACCCTTCGATCCCCTTCCGTCTACAGTAGCGTCTAGATCGTAGGAGTCAACCCCTCCTACACCTATGTGTCCGTTTGGTGGTACGCGCTTTCCGTACTCGTCCTTTTTTTGATTTCTTAAATGATCTGGCGGCATCCAAGCAACTCTAAATCTTCCATTGGGATCTGGAGAAAATGCAACCTCTTCATCTTTCTTTCTCCAGACGAAGTTGCCCTGCACCACAGGATTAGGGTAAAGGTCTTCGTTGTGCTCTATCTGCTGGTATATCTTACCAATGTTAAACAGACTCCCTTCGATACTATCCCTAAAGGCTTCGTCCTCGGTAAACGGGAACTGCCTGATAATCTCATTTAGCTCCGAGGGGTCATCTTTAAACGAATGACGCTCGTTTTTTAGGTAGGGCCTGCTTCCCTGATCTACTGGATCTCCGTCAACCCCCTCTATTTCTTTCTCTGGGTTTTCTACTACCGCATTCCCGTACTTATCAAAAAAACCTTCTAGCGCCTCGTAAGCTGGTATGAAGATTCTGTATAGCCCCGACCTTGTTCTTCCGTTGTTGTTCCGTTCGTTGGGGTCGGAATCCTGCCACAAACCTTTGTATTCTTCCCCGCCTTTATTCATAGGGTTCACGGTGCTTCCCACAAGAGCCTTACCTACTACGCGCTTACCGACGATAAGGCATGTGCGCTCGATACGCCATGCTTCGCGGATATCGGTAGGCTTCTCCCACTTGCCAGCCTCATCGAGATACAACATGTGAAGTTTCTCACCATCATATGCGTTATTTGTGGTGTTCTTCCAGTTGATTACAGTGTTCAGTGCGTCGCCTCGCTGAGAAGTCTTGTTATTCTTTGTGATACGCTTCGATGGCTCGCGAAACGCAAGTTCCATACGCGGGTTCGTGGTACCGTCCTGTATAGGCTTGAAGAAGAAGGGGTAGCTGCGAAAGATCGCAACCACCTTTTTCATGAAGATATTTTCCTGAGCGTCTTTACCAGTCTTTGACTGAATGCCCAACAGCTTCTCTTTAACTTGACTAGCCTCGTCAACAAGGACAGCAGAGCATACATTAGTGTAGCCAGAACGACGACACTTAGTATATAGCTGACCGAAACAACGAGGATCAGACTCACACGCAGCCATGTGGAGAAAGATTTCCCTTTGGAAAGCAAGGTATGATGGGTATCCGATATCAATTTTAGACCATTGAAGAAACATATAGTGTCTCCCTGTAATATACGTAGGTTCCCCATTATTGTAAAACCACACACCGTCACGCCGACGCTGAAACTCTTGTTCGATGTAAGAACGAAACTTTTTCCGAAACTCGGCAGGCTTTTCGAGCCACTCATCCATACTGCGAATCCTTTGCAGTTCTTCGGGCATAGCGATGCGTTTCCACATCTGCATTGCCTTTGGTTTTTCATGGAAGAGGATTTCCGATCGCTTTGGTTTTTTCGGAAGTACAACGAGTAACCCGTGGAGCTCGATAATCTCTCCCTCTGTACCGTTAGGGTCGATCTTAATCCCTTTAGTTTCATAACCTTCTATGTCGATTATGGTAGACATCAGTAACTACTACCAAATTTATTCATCCTGCTAAGAGGTGGGACTCCAGTTCTTGGGTTAGTAAGCTTCATTTGAGTTCCGCACTCACAATCTCCTTCGAGATAGTAAGCCTCTCCGTCTTTTACGCGCATGGTGAGGGTTCTTTCAAACCTCTCCTTTCCGCACTCTGGGCAATGTAAATCTGGCATGTTTTTAATTTAATTCGTACACCCGACAGGATTCGAACCTGTGACCGTCTGCTTAGAAGGCAGATGCTCTATCCAGCTGAGCTACGG